ACCAGAATTTTACAAACCTGGTGCTTTAACAGCGCAGCATCTTGGCACCTTGTGTGCTTTAGCTGTTTTACAGTTCTTGTCCCAAATATCTTATCCGTCAGATTTGGTCCTCGAACCCTTGAATTCAAAATATATACATGATGACACCACCCTTGCCCAAAGGATCTTACATCCTATCGACACAACAATTAATAGCACCAAGATCCTCCATAATAACCTAAAACACGATTACAATGTGTACAAACGTCAAAAAATTCAAAATGAAGCAAAGGATTTCGCTAGGCGGAATCATTTACAATATTTGGCTGATAAGAATGGCAAGGAATATTTTTTAGACGAAGAGGTTATAAAACCTAAGATGTTTAAATCTCAACCACTGGTTGGTGTTGAACTGAATCCGGGACCAGGAAATAAAAAAAACAAGAAGAATTCAAGAATGGAAAGGAAGATTGAAAAGAAAGTTGAAAAGAAACTTGAAAAACAAATGGTAAAGAAAATTGTAACACACAACCCGAAAAAAGCCTTACCTTTTGTAGCCAAAGTCGTCACAGATGGCTTGAACAAGGGTGTTCAAGTGTCTAACCGAGTTGTTAGAGACGTTTTCAATAGACGTCGTGAAAAAGTCATGGACGTTACTGGTACTACGACCCCCTTTCTCTTGTTAGCATCCCTAGTCATAAATCCTGCTAACAATGTTGCCTTTCCGATATTTTCTGGTGCTGCAAAGATGTATGAAATGTACAACCAAGGTAGGATGGGTATACATTTTATATATGAAGGTGAAGCTTATACAGCCAGTGGCACCAGCTCCACCGCTGGTATCCTTATGTTAGCCTTCAATCCCGATGTGGATGATGCATTGCCTATCTCCTCAAAACAGATGGAAGACTATGGTATTAGCAGGAAAGGACCTATTTATTCTAAACGTCTTGTATTGTCTGTCCGACCCAATTCGCCTTTTAAGAAGCATTTTGTTTATTTTTCGGAAAACATACCAGGACCAACAGGTGTAGGTAACAAATTTTATGACTTGGGCTCTCTTCACGTGGCTGTTGCAAACAATGCCACCACCAATGTGTATGGTGAATTGTTTGTTGAATTTTCTTTTGTTATGCACATTTTGAAGTCTCCTGATGATGGTTTAGCTAATGGTTTCGCCCATATAACAGAAAACCCCAATGGAACAGCCAATGCAGCCAACCCATTGGGGACGACAGGTGGGGTGATTGGAGCTGGGGACACTCTGCCTGTGGCACCCACGACGTCTTCGTTCCATTTGCCCGTCCAAGGTGATTACATACTGTTTGGTATATGGTCAAATTCCACCGGGACTATTTCAGCCAACGGTGGGTATGGACTCGGAACTAATATCGTGTTGGTTAGCTCGTTTCAAGATTATGCAACATCTTTTGTCAACGTGTTTAACGCTAGCGTTGCCATGTCAGTAGCATATGTTAGGGTTAATGCAAATGGATCTGGGGTTGCAAATATAGTAAACATCACCGGGTTAACTGGTATGACATTAGCAAAAACTGACATTTATGTACTCCCCTATTCCCCAACAGCACTCCGTGAAAATAAGTATATAGCTTTACGCAGGAATCCAATGAACACAATTAATGGCAATCAACTGCTGATGCAGGACCAGGCAAGAATACGAGGCCTGGAGAGCATGGTCATGAAATTAATGAGAACGGCCGAACTTAGGCGATCGCTCGAAGTGGATGATGAAAAATATATCCGTGCATCCACGCCCGATTCCACAGGTATGGTCTATGTTCCAGCACCACGATTGGTGGGTATCGAACCCAACCCGGGACCTGTTTTCATTGTCCCTCCTGAACCCCCACCCCCTGGTTCTTTGTCTGACTCCGATGATGATGTCGGCCATGAAATGATTGACTCGGTTATTGTGGATGTTGATCTAGCCGATGACGAACACTGTTATTGTTCCATTTGCGAAGAGCTTAATTGGAGCTCTAATGAATATAAGAGTCACATGTTAAACACGAGTTATGACATGGGACAAATTATCGGAGTCATGCGTGCGAGGTCCTTGTATCTTGGATTGTGGGTCCTCAACGGGCACTGGTTGTTATTGCGTGAAGTGAGATCGAATCGATTTTTCAGGCCTGAAAACAGCTTTGATGATATGTATGTTGCTATGGTTAACAAATTAACAATCAAAACCATCGAGATGTTTTCTTTTTACAATATTGATAAACTTGAGCCGGTCTATGACCCTATTGTTCACGATATAATTGTGAAAACTCAAGAAGGTGAAGCTTACGATGAGTACACCATCGAAAAACGAGATAGCTCTGTTGTTAATGTGAGAATTGCCGCCGAGTACGTTAGCAATTTAAGTTTCACTGATGTTATCGTACCCGCGCCACGTCTGGTGGGCATAGAACCCAACCCAGGACCAGCAGATTATAGGTCCGATGAAGAAGTGGAATCCAAGTATGATTTGGTCTCACCATCAATCGCTGTGAGCGATTCTGTTGTCCACAGCGATGAGGAGGATTTTCCACCACTTCGGTCTGAAACTTGCAGTTTTGTCTATGTCACTTCTATTGAAGATATTGTAAAAAAACACTACACCGGTCTGAAACAAATTGTGCCTCTGTGGTGTGAGACAACTGATGAAGTTCAACGGTATGCTAACGATAATGGGATAGAGCTTGACTGCACGTGTAATTTAAAGAAAATGTATAATTCAAAGTATCGTAGATTTGCTTGCACTGTTTGTGATATCCCTGACCCAAAGTTACATCCCCCTATAATGAGATTTCGACAAGTCAAGAAATTTTGTGCTGTCTGTGGAGAAGAAAACTGGTTCATGAGTAGCCATAAAGGCCCTGATACTTGTGAAACTTGTGAAATTGTAAAGCGCTTGTGTGGTGATAAAGAAGAAAAACCAGTTGTAAACGAACAAAAAATACCAATCATTCCCCAGACGATGCCAATTCCGGAAAAAAAACCAGTTAAAAACTATCCATGGACCAACGTTATGGTAGGTGAACCAACTGCAAAGAAAGCTGAGGTAAAATTACATCCCGACAACATGACCCACGAACAATTAAGCAGGATGTTGCAAGAGCATAAAAAAGATAATAAGGAAAATCCACTTGAACGTGAGATTTTAGATACAAAATTAACTGATATAATAGAGAGCAATGCCTCAATTCACACAGGACCCCCTGAGCTCCAACACTCAATTGTTCAGTGCAAAAATATTATATCCAATAACGAAAACAGGAAAATTGTGCCCACGATGAAGTGCTATTATATTGCACTACATAGGTACGACCGTTATCCCAAGGATGAAAACGGGCACGTGGTGTACGGTCGAAGGTTCTTTAGCAATGAAGAAGAAGGTAATGATGATGCAAATTTTCTCACACCTATGTGGTTTCCGTCCACGGTCGTGCCAGAGCTTGAAGCTTTCTATAATGGTCATACCACCATTGATGAAAACATTTTTAAAATTGCTAGACAGGTGTGCATCAGATTGTGTAGACCCTTAGATTTTGCGGCTGAGGCACAAGCACAAACAATATGTTGGGCACCCATCGTTGCTCACGAACGAGTCTTTCTGCGCAATCAATTAGCCAATCCCTTCTCAAAACTTCCTTATGTCACTTCTGGTGGGATGTTTAATCAGTTATCCATTATAAATCATGAGTATTACCCAAATAAGCGTTACCCTCGATTGTCTCGTCCACGTGTGGTAAGACGTAATCCTTTAAATAAACCCGTTGGGCCCATTGAAGTCGTCAAACATAAGAATCCACTGGCACGGCACTGGGAACTTTTAAAATTACCATTTAAAAAATTAAAGAATTATTTTGATACACGAGCGTTAAAAAAGAAGCTGGATGCGGATGGGGTGATATTTGATGAACAACAACATAATATGTTGAAGTATGCTAACCCTGTTCTGCCACGGCGAAATTGGTCATACCGTAAGCAGGTGCCTTGGGATTGCATTACTATAAATTTCTCAATCAAAGACTTCAAAGTCACGTCACAGATAAGTGGCACACACGGTAGCTGGACGCGGGATGATGATGTATTATACTATAAACATATAAACTCTAATATTTCGACTGACCCACCTCAGAAGGAAAAATCGGGTTTATGGTATCCCCTTTTTGATCAATATAGTCACAAAAAATTAGATAATGAACCGATGTTGCAATGCTCTTATTTTTGGAACCACGGTTATCGACCAGTATGTTTTTCAAATAATTTACATAATGAACGTATAACCATTGTTAATCGCGTCACGGTTGAAACACCAAAACCCGATGAAGAGTTTTTACGCGACTTTATATCGTGGTGCAAAAAAAACTTTAAATCCTTGATGAATAATAAAGTGAAGAAAATAAAACCCGTGAGTGATGAAGTATATTTAGCCAGGAGCAATGCAAGTCCTCAAATGAAACAAAAATGGATGGAAACTCGCGACGAAATGGCGGCCAATGGTTATGTGGGGGCCACTGATATTGATTTGGCGCTCGCTTGGTTATGGGCGACAAGAAAGCTGTTCATTAAAAAAGAAAACTTGCCTTATAAAACACCGGCTGGTATGAAGAACAAAGCACCCCGTGCTATACAAGGCCTTAAAACACTTCACTATTTAGTGATACTCGGTCCCTGGTTTATGGCCCTACAGGACCACATTAAAACTATTTTTAATAAAAGCAACTGGGCATGTTTCACCAGCGGGGTCGACGCTGTTGATGCCGCCGCAGTTTTGGAAGAATTTTGGACAGTTATAGAAGACGACATCAGCACATTTGACTCATCGGTTGACATAAAGTTGTGCGATTTTGAAGTGTGGATGACTGAACAATTTGGAGCTACGTCTATCATTTTGAAATTAATGCGAGCTAACAACAAAACACACGGCGTTACCATGTTAGGCGGTAAGTACTGGGTTCCTGGGGCTAGGAAGTCGGGTGATCCATTCACATCCCTTTATAACACTTTGCTGAATATTTTCATGCATGCGTTTATTTTACACAAACATTACGGATGGGATTTGGAAACTATCAAACAACGCACTCGCATGGTGGCAGCAGGGGACGATAATCTTATGACCATTAATGCTCAAGCTGTTGATTTTGTGTCGTATATGAAAAAATTGGGTTTTAACAGTGAGGCCATCGTCAGACACTCACTCGCCGACGCTGAATTTTGTTCCTGCCGGTTATTTTTTCTCCAAGGAAAGTGGGTTTTCGCCCCTATGGCAGGAAAAGTACTATCGAAGTTTGGATTTTTGAACAATCCCCCCAAAAACGTGTCTCGTGAATCCATGCTCAAGGGCATAGCAACGGGTTTATTAAGGGCCTGTTCCTTCATACCACCTATCAGAGCCGTCATAGCACGTGTCTTTGAATTAACTGCCAACCATAAAGAGTATCAGGGAAAATTAACCAGGTTTAAAACTGATTTTTGGAATATGCATTTTGACCTGACCGCCTTCGACCAACACTTTGACCCTGATATGTATGCCTCGTTGTACCTCACTTACGGATGGACTTACGAAATGCAAATAAATTTCGAAAGTGAGTTAAGCCAAGTACAACTGGATGACGTAATCCCTAAAAATTCTTTTGTCAACATTTTGTTTGATAGGGATACGGCCGGCCCACACGTTATGGCAGCGTGAGCCGTTTAAAATAGTCTGCACCACCACTAGAAGGTAAGGTCCTTTGTAAAAAACCAAGACTATCATTCCACACATCGTTCGTTTGGTTTTTTGAACAATCCCCCCAAAAACGTGTCTCGTGAATCCATGCTC